GGGTGACGACGTACTCACAGCAGAACGCGACACGGTTACACTGGGTGACGACGTACTCACAGCAGAACGCGACACGGTTACACTGGGTGACGACGTACTCACAGCAGAACGCGACACGGTTACGCTAGGTGACGATGTGCTCACAGCAGAACGCGACACGGTTACGCTAGGTGACGACGTACTCACAGCAGAACGCGACACGGTTACGCTAGGTGACGATGTGCTCACAGCAGAACGCGACACGGTTACAGTGGGTGACGACGTACTCACAGCAGAACGCGACACGGTTACGGTGGGTGACACTGTGCTGATACTAGACTTCGACACGGTTACGGTGGGTGACACTGTGCTGATACTAGACTTCGACACGGTTACGGTGGGTGACACTGTGCTGATACTAGACTTTGACACGGTTACGGTGGGTGACGAGGTGCTCACCTGAGAACGCGCCACTATTCCACTGGGTGACAAGGTACTTACAGCAGATTTAGAGAGACTTGCAGTTCCTGTGTTTGTAGATGAAGATGTACCGACAGCGGAATGCGTCAACGACGGCGTCAACGACGGCGTCAACGACGGCGTCAAAGACGGTGTCAAATACGTCGAATTCGATACCCCAGTTACCCCCGATTGACCCGTAACCAACAAACTTGCCGTTAGAGCCGTTATTACACGTAACAGCATTATATATTTGACGGAGATAAGTCTTAAACCTTCTATTCTTTCGAATTATTGGAAATACTTTTGTAGTACGCTTCGTAGGACAGTGTTTCCGGTGCATCCGTATTGGAAAGAATAGGAGCAACCCAGCGATTAAAAAGCTTCTGTCCAATTCGAACAGAGGCGTCGTTTTCGGTTGTTTTCCCGGCTTCTATCTTGCGTTTCTCACTCAACATGTAAAAAAATGTGCCATCGAGCTTATCATCCGCATGAAGTGCAAACACTGCCGGATAAAAATCAAACAATGTAGCATTCTCACTTTTCAGTGCATTCAGATACTCTTCGGGATTTGTTTGTTGAAGATGCTTATACTTGTCTTTCGATACATCCATAGTGCGAACCATTGCTTGGATCTCGGTTGCGGTATGTGCGGTTACCATTATGGTTGATAACGACATTCTTCTGTAAAAGTGTCCGCGTAATACAATGGCTCAAACAGTGAACTCCGGAGGGCAAATTATAATGCCTCCTCTTCCTCCGCCTACGCAGCCGCCACCTTCATTACAGCAAGGTTCTACCATCACCGCAGCGGCAGGGGCTGTTGCCGAAAAAACTGCTGTTCAAAACCAGGCGGTACATATACTCGGTGGAAAAATGACCGGAGGGGCGTCGATCGCCGCTGGAGCTGTCGAAGTGAAAAATATACCATCTACCCCGTCGGCAGGTGGAGTCAATCATGCGCAAGTATTTGCAAATATGAGTGGACTCAAAGCTGCTGCCTTAGAAAGTGGAAAATATGATGCTCTAGGAAATGCTCCTGCTCGAATCGTCGGGGGTTCTCGTAAAAGAAGACCTCACAAAAAAGGTAATGCAAGGAGTATCCATCACAACACTCGGAAACGTCGGAGGACTTCTCGCAAGTCTCGTATCGTTCGTCATTCTCGTCACCGGCTACGTTCTCGTCATAGAAAAACGACCTCTGCCTAGTGATATCGTATTTTATCTGGTTATTTTCAATATTGTTCTCGCAGTTGGGCTGTTTGTTTCATGGTGGTACATCAATCAACGTTCGATCACAGTGACCGACTGAGATACTCGGCCATATGTGGGGTCAATTTCTCCACAAAGGATCGACAGTCTTCACTCGAGGTGAGCGCCGTCAGATTGATTTTTCCCGTTCGAAAGACACAGGCTGTCCAACGCTCCGGAAACACAATCTTGACACACGGAGACACATCCGGTTCGAAATCGGCACGAATACCCTTTTCCTGAAAGAAACGCTGCATCGAGAGTCGAGATATTTTCGAATCTGCCGGAAGTGACGTCGTATAATTCATAAGAACAACTCGTCGTGAACTGTGTACCCACCCCCCTTCTCGAATGCAGCCGTCGGGGAGGTCGTGAAACACAGATTCCAATCGTGAGAGAGACGATGTCTCATATGCCGGATCAAGAATGCCCGTCATATGAAATACGCCGTTGTGAAAGATCTTGATGGTAATCTCTTTTTGCGGCAGAGTACCTGCACCGTCATCCAGTACCACTACGGTCACAGAGTTGTTTCCAAATCCCGAGGATGTGGATGTCTTCGGGTTGCGGCGGCGTATCCTGTCGCGTTTGCTTTCTCCACGGCGTAGAACACCCTTCTTTTCGACCTTGATGATGGTCTCGTTGATAGGGATCATATGTAGCAGGTTATCGGTGTTCAACTTCATTTGAAACGTGTGCAGTACCACCATGGTGGAGAGTTTCGGAACGGCCAACATGAGAATGCGATTCAATGACCTGGATGTATTTGGTTCCGTTTTTCCATGAAGTCGGGAGTATCAAGGGGTTCGATACAACAATATACATATCACATTGAGTAAACCCTCGTCGCATACGAGTTTCTTCAATGGGTGTCAGCATCAGTAGAGGGTCGAGATATCCGGCATATATATGTCCCCCCGAATGATGATCACAATAGTCTCGGATCGCATTGGGAAGATCGGCAGTCACCACTTTCGAGAGATCGAGATATCCCGTCGGAAGATATTCTTTGGCAATCCGTGCAGTCTCCAATATATCAACTCCCGCAAATACCCACAACATGAATATATCTATACGACTGGTTCTAAATGTTCGCGATGAAGTGAACGATTCTTTCTAGGTGTGTAGAAACAAATGTATCGTGGCCCAGCTCCGTCTACGCCCGTGAAGCAGTATCGCAAATTAAGAAAAACCCTCTTGGTTGATTCTCGTGATCGTTTGCCGTCACAAACCCCGACGAAATACACAGTCAATCTACCGAAAGTATACGAAAATGTGTATTCCGTTGCCCTGCGTAGCGCAGAAATACCGTTCACCTGGTATGTATTCTCGGCGGCAAACGGAAATACCACCATGCACGTATCTGGAGCAGGAAGTGGAACTACTGTTGCCGTCACTATACCCGACGGAAACTATACGAGTGACACCATCGTTACTGCGCTCAATGCTGCGTTTGCAAGTGCTGGACGAGCAATTACATGCGTCTATGATACAGTGACAAGTAAGCTGGTATTTACATCCACCTCGGGTGATTTCGTATTTCGTTTTTCTGGCTACCCACAGCAATCCGCGACATGTGGATCACCTCAGATACAAACTCCAACCTCGTCTTGGTGGGGACTTGGTTACTTTCTGGGATTCAATCAAGTAGATCAGACTTCTTCGAGTAGCACTCTGAGTTCCAACTTCATAGTGCAGCTGAATGCATACAATTATATCCTTATGGAACTGGATTTTATCAACAAAGAGGATGAGACATCGTATGACGGACGTTTATCCGGTCGTGTCGATGGCTGTTTTGCAAAGATACCTATCACCGGAAATACAAACGATATCATATTCTATCGTGATGTTTGTACTCCCATGAACAGAAGTGTAATGAGCCCACCACTGTCCCAACTGAAATCTCTTTCGGTAAAGTTCCGGTTCCACAACGGTCAGTTGATCAATTTCAATAATGTGGATCATTCGTTTACACTTGAGTTTGAGTTGCTCGAGAATGGGTTTGACGAGTATTCGTCGCTCGAGTTTGCCCCTATGTGAGAGCTCACTTATCGATAGAGTCACACGAGTGGCATGTTCCGGTGAATGGTGGGGCATTCGACTGTACGACCTTGTTCGTATTGTGCCCCATTCCAAAATGCTCCGCAAGGTTGAATGGTCTTGGTACACGTATCTCTCCGGGGAGTGCAACCGGACAAGTGATCGATTTGGGCATGGTTGGCGCAACAAATCCAGCACCCTGTGTACCTACTAGAAACTGATTGGGTACATTCGATACCGTACAGGTGTCTTCTGGTACCACATATGCTGCTGCAGCCGTTCGATAGGCACTTCCTGATTTCATAGCCTGAATCACCGATGCATCGTGCCATCGAACCATGTTCGTGGAACTCCCCTTCTTGTTGAAGGGTACTGCAGAGGATAGCGGTATAGGATCTCCCGCGACCTGGGTTATACCTCCTTGCATATCAATTACAAATCCCTTGAACCCAAGCCCCGACGAGGGGTACTTCGCCTGAATATATCCCTGTAGTTTGACTATTTCAGCGGTATGTTGGTTGATATCGTTATCGGTTGCAGTAAGATCTCCAAATTTAATTGCCTTGTATGCTCCACAATCTAAGTGGTCAAACACCCAAACTTCAGTGATATTGTGAAGGCTAATCGCCACATTTACGTGGTCAAAGAACGTCGTACCCCATGTTTCTCCAAGATTTCCAATCCCTGCACTGTTCGTAGCAATAAGACTAAGCGGATAGTAGCTGCTCGGAACCCCGTTCCCACGAGCAGCGGGGAACGAGGGTGTTGATGTGTAAGACTGATTTGCTCCCAATGCCGCTCCCGCCAGATTGAATAGATCGTAGTTAAACTGAACCATTTTGTAATTCACTAAGAAGGATGAAAGAATCTCTGTAAATCTAGGATCAATGCAACCAAGTACCAACACCTTTGCACCGGATCCCTGGACAGTATCGCACTGAATGGGCGGAGCTATGAGTGGGTTGGTTAGGTTGTAGACACATCCCGTTGTATCTGTGAAAAGTCCAGAGATCCCGGCTGTAAATACATTTTTACCCGATATCGAGGTGTTTGTAGAATGTGCATGAAAATTAGTCGTTCGAATGAGACCCGACAACGTATTGAACTGAGTGACATGATTGGATAGAGCACCACCACCCGCCGATGCGTTTAGACAGGTTCCAAATGCCCCACAATCCGAATGATCAATCACTAGAAATTGACTCACATTATGAAGAGTAATTGCTAACTGTACGTGATCGAGAAGTGTTTTCTTCCAGTCGGTGTTTGCGATGCCGCATGGTGGAATACTTGTAACAGTGTTGCCACCTAAACTGGATCCTGCCAATGTAAAAAGATCGTATGTGAATCCGTTGGAGCCCAGTTGACTTAGTAAAAACTGTTCTGTCGCATTTGCGTATCGAGGATCGATACACGAAAGTACAAATGCTTTGGCTGCATTGTTGTTGAGTGGAGTTCCAGTATAGATCGGTATCGTGTAGGGTTCCGACGGAAGAACAGAATGCTGTTTTCGGATTCGAGCGGTTACTTCCGAACTATCCTGTAAATTTATAGACGGCGGTCGCGTGAGTGTACGTTCTACTTCCTGTCGTCGCAGAGCCATCAGTTCCCCACTGCTGTAGGTTCTTTTTGCTGCAAACGTTTGAGGTTGCATATGTTATATTCATCTCACAAAAGTTCGACACAAGTTAACATGTGTCTCCGACAGCACTCTCGAGTGAGACCAACACTATCCATCGCTCGTCCCTCGGCTGTTTTCGACGTAGTCTTGGTGAGGTATGGGATCTCCTTGTCGTCTTTGCGACCGTCGGACACCTTGTTGCGAGTGACGGCCTCCTGATATGCATCCCACTTCCCCGCGAGAATCGTATTGCACGTAACGCATCGGATTGGAATGAGCATGGTATGTATTGTCTATAACTTAGCAAACATCCCGTTCCATTTTCTTCGCTCTGGATAAGAGATGATTGTGGCAAATTCCAACGATCTGTACGCTGCGATCATCACATTATGTGTTGCGGTTCTCCCGGTAGCCACGGGGGTTCCGTTCGACGTTTTGCGCACAATTCAGAGCTACCCCACCTTTGTCCGAGCGACGTGGGTCGGAGTGATCGTCTTCCTTCTGTGGAAGAAATACACGTTAACAGCGATCGTACTGTTGGCGCTCGGTATGATTCTGCGTTTTGAGGTATTCTCGTCCTTCGTCTATTCTCAGGAAGGCATCCTCGCTCAATATGCAGCCGCCCAACGCAATGATCCACGTGTCGACACATCCCGACAGCTGGACTTACTCATTGCGGACAATGCTCTCGTACGCGACCCGGCACGATGGCTCGATAGTGGACGAAAAAGGGCTCCTCTCCTACTGTACCCACCGTCGCCCGATCAGCTGAAAATGATTGGAAATTAACCCTGAATTACAACTCGAGGGGCTGTGGGTGTCGGTTCATCCGAACGTAATGCTCGATTGACCCGAACATGCTCCAGATCACCCACCACTTCTGGTTTTTCCAGTTCCACCGAGGTGGCAAACTGTTTTCGAAACTGGGATATCACAGATTCTAAAATGATTGGAGATATCTCTTGAAGACGATCTTGTTCCGAACGTACCAGTCTCAAGAAATCTTGGGCAGGTACGCGCTGATCTCGTCGTAATACCAATTCACTCGAGATAATCCGATGTAGCTTTCCGTACGCGATTGCCGCAGCTCGATGGGATTCAGCATACTGTGCGGTTTTCATAAACTGATTCACCGTGATGAGTGCTCCCGAACTAATCGTAGTGATTCCCACAATCAGTCCTGCCGGTTGCTGAAAACTCGACGGAAAAATACTTGTAAGTCCCATCGTCACAGATCCACTGAGAGCCGTGACGATTACCGACGGAATGGTTAAATAAAAATTGTACCGTTCGTATATTACCTGACACCGTCCGTGAAGCCAACGTGAACAGTTTGAACGGTCAGCAATGGCGGCAAGTAATGTTTCGTGGCTGGAATTCCACGTCGAGGCAACTTCGGACGGGGATTCGGACACCTCTTCCTGTAATTTATCGAGAGTTGTCTCCATTATTACCATGCGAGTAGCAATTCTGACGTAGACCAGAATTCAGTTGCACCATTCGGTAGAACGCGCCGAATAAGGTACGGGAGTTTTCGTTCCAGGATCTCGCGTTCGGCAACTTTCCACAGAAAGCGTGGATCGTTCGTATTGAAATCGACGAGCGGAATCAGTGGAGCTGCACCTTCGGCGAGTTGTTGGGCACGACACGCGAGTAATGTAGTATACTCATACTTTGTAAAGTATCCTTGACTAATGCGAGGTACTTCCGAATGCTTACTCACTTCTTCACGAACAACGTACGACTGCATTAGTATATTTGAATATCTTTCTTGTCGTAATTCGTTTTCACGTCTCCCGTTTCCAGGCAAAATGGATTTCCCCCATACTATGATATAGTCTATATCATAGAATGGCGTTTGTAACCAATACGTACATCCAGAACAGCTTTCGCGGTATCCAGGGCTTTGTGATTCTGATTACGTTGATCCCGTACCTCCTCTGTGGGTATATACTCTCGTTCTTCTTCTCGGATATGGGTCATGTGACTGTGACGGTCACCTTTGAGCCACCGGAGGTTGACGACGACGATGTCCAACTCGAGGATGACGATGATGCTCCAGAGGATGAAGACGACAACGAGAATGCACCAGCAGACGAGGATGAAGACGACAACGAGAATGCACCAGCAGACGAGGATGAAGACGACAACGAGAATGCACCAGACGAGAATGACACTACCGTAGACAACGTACAACAACCTCCAGCTCCTGCATCCACTCCTATCGCTATTACTGCCGTGTCTACTCCAACTCTGAGTCCGGAGACCCAGACACCTGCGTTGGCTCCTCAATGGCTACCACTCACACCTATCCGTGATGTAGTCGATCAGGAGCCACCGGGTGCACCGGAGAAGCCTAGTAACGACGAAAACGACGCCCCTCCCCGGGCGCTAAGCTCGACCATCGACGAGGCAGCTTCCAACGATCTCGACGACCTCTTGCGCCACCATGCGACGTACCCTTCTTTGTAAAAAAGGAATACAGCCCGTATGCTGTACCGGCCAGTAACGCATCACCAACCATGGTTCCACCTCGTTTCGGATGACGACGCATTGTCTTACGCCGTTTGCCACCCGAACAAACGCATCCACCTAATTTGCGTGTATGACTCATTGAACTTGACTTAGATATTTTTCATTGACGAGCGGGTGATTCACAATCTCTTCGGCTTCCATTTCCGACCCAGAAATTCCTACAAACTGAAGTGGATAGTTTGCAATCCTCAGAACAATACTCTCGGCCAATTCAGCAGGTAGAACTCCGTTATTTGCCATTCGATACCCATTTGCAGCCCAGGTATCCATTGCAGATGCTACGGCTTTCTCAACCGGTACCTCCAAAGACTTTACAAACTTTTCCAACATCTCCCGATGACCTACCTCACACACCGGACACGTCGATGGACGCGGTGTCTCGTGCTCTTCCTCATGAATCTCAAGAAAACGCTGCGCGATGACGAGCTTGGACGGCATACTGTTTGTTCACAACCGAATGCGTGTAAATCTCATAGGCAATCATGAAAAAAACTCGATTTTTGTTCATCTGGGTATGGTATGGCTCGAGTATTGGCCAGAGTACCCCAAGCAGGTGATCCACTTCATGTGCATGAGTTTGTCCATCGGACGTTCGCATCGACAGCCACTCTTCAAACATCACCATCGTCACCACTGTGTAGTGATGGCTGAATGCGTGTAAACGCAAACTCGTTTGCGATCAGTTCTCGTTTCCGAGCCTCGACAATGTACTCGATACACTCTTCGGCTGTCTTGTTTCGACCTGTAGGCCAGAACGACTCGAGATGTCGACGAAGATCCTTCACCGAGAGAGACCACGGTTTCGACCATAGCTCCGGTCGCTGAATCTTGATAACCGAGCTGTCATCGTTGATCTCTAGTTTTTGAATCGTCGCGTACCCCGGAGTCTTGAGAATATCCGTCATCTCGATCTCAATAATCTTACGGTTCTCTCGAAGCTTGTACACTTCCTTGTTGAGCTCCTTGAGTCGATCATCCAGACTCCGATACTTGCGCACACACTGAATCAACTCCTTTTGGGCTGAAGATGACATATTGATTCTATCTTCCTATGTGGAAAAAGACATTCGTTTTGAACAAAGATGGATGCCAAGGAGATAGACGCTCTCCGGGTCGCCTACAATAAAGAACATCGTCACGAAAAACCCATACGCAAAGGTTCCGCGATTCACGTTTGGAATGAGATTTCGAGACGTCTAAAAGACGCCTGTTCGTCTGCGACACCCGAGTGTATCGTAAGGAATCTGATCCACAAACCGGCCGCACCCATGTCCTGGAAATTTAATTCCGAAGAATGGCTCTCTTCCGACGATATCGATGCGTGTCAGCGAGAATACGCCAAATTGATACCCGATTACTATTATGTGGACACGGTTCCTATTGATTTTGATACACATTCCGATACCGGCAAATGTCTCGTCTCGGCATTATGTTCATTAGATCTGCGGGATCTTCACAAGAAAGGAAAACGTCGTGTAGGTATCGTATTCAATACAGATGTATCCTCAGGTCCGGGTGAACACTGGATTGCCGCGTTCTGTGATTTTCGTGACGATCTCAAAACCAACCAAATGACGTTTTTTGACTCCTATGCCCAAGAACCAGAAAAAGAAATTAAAACACTGATGAATCGATGGGCCGAACAGATGCCTCCGATGCACCTTCAGTACAATCGTGTTCGTCATCAATACAAAAATGCGCAGTGTGGCATGTATTGTTTATACTTTTTGCACTGTTGTCTGTTCGATATACCGATGAATACGCAGGTGCCGGACGATGTGATTGCGATGATGAGGCCTATGTTTTTCAAAGTGTCATAAGACAATGCAGATACTCTTGTATGCGATCCTTCTGGCATCGTTATGTCTGGGTGTCGGACTTGTGACATATGTGTATCTCTACATGACCAATCAGGCTCCTCCGTCGGACGCATCTCTTACAAAAGAACTCGACGTGTATCAGCAGATTGTCAAACCCGCACCTCTCACCTGTCCTACGGACAATTATGTCACCGATTACACGGTTGCCGGTGCAGGATATTCTGTTCTCCCAGGGAAGACCGTCTACTCGTACGTGAGCGCAGAAACCATTACCAAAGTCATCGAAGGAGGTGCCCGAATTGTGGACATACCCATCTATGATGTGAACAAAGAGCCGGTCGTAGGTATCGCCGACTCGAATACCAAAAAGATGCTCACGTATAACACCGTACCGTTTGAAGCATGTTGTATCGCAGTCGCCAACAATGCATTCAAAACGACGTCGCCATTCATTATGAGTCTAGTGTTTCACACGGACGACACCGTCGTCATCAACAAATGTGCCGATATCATGAAAAATACTCTTCGCAAATTCATGCTGGATTCGAGCTATAGTTACCAACGCAAAAACATTGCTCTGGAACCCATTTGCAATCTGCTCGGAAAGCTCATCATTGTCAGTGGAGAACACCACAAAGGAAATGGTATGGATGAACTAGTCAACCTATCGTGGTCATCAAGCCTCTGTCGCCGTCTCACCTATACTCAGGCGTCACAGACCTACGATCACGATGAACTCATCGAATACAACAAGCGCAATATAACCCTTGTGGTTCCCGATTTGGATACGGCGTCCATGGCAAATCAAAATGCCGAATTATGCTTTTCGTACGGATGTCAGTGGGTACTCATGAACTATGGAAGTCTAGACAATGCCATGGAGATTTACACGGGTAGATACGCCGATTCGTCCTTCCTTGTGAAACCAGATGAACTGCGGTACAAACCCGTCACGTACAAGGCCCCGCCGCCACAGAATCCCAATGTATCGTTCCAACCCAAGCGTATGACGTCGCCCTTGTTTGATGTCACGGTGGGGTCGGTATAATATCTCAGAGTCATACAAAATGTCCGATGGAGGGAAACGTTCTGCTTGGTTACAACACGTCATGTCTGTGAAGAAGGCGCACCCGTCCATGTCTCTAGGAGATGCGATGAAGGCTGCCAAAAAGACCTACAAGAAGCATCATGGTGGTGACATGAACGGTGGTCAGCTCATGGGGAAGGGAACCGTTGCGGGTGGTCGCCGGACCCGGAAACATCGTGGTGGTCAGCTGTATTCGCAAGGGGGTGGCCCGTACACTGGTTCGGAGCTCTCGGACGGTGCCGCACGGTTCCCTCCCTTCAACCTGAACAGTATGCAATGGCCAGGTGCAAACCCCGCCGCCATGAGCGCGGGTCGCCGTCGCACCCGGCGCCGTCACCACAGAAAGTAATTCTCTAGGATATCCGGTGTCCACGACGTCATCATTCGCCGCCAATAACGACACTGCTTTTGCACACTCTGGACGGTAGCGTTGACCTCATCCGATCCAGCGTCACAAATCCGTAGAATCCCCCATTCATTACTAAACGAAGGTACGTAGACAGTATCGAGCGATGTCTCTTTCTCAAAGGTCTGCCGAAGTGTTTCTTTGAGAGTCTGAATTGTTCGCCAGTTTTCGTGAAGAGGATTGAGACCCACCGGTCCGACGTGACATGCGACACCTCCATGCTCCGCCAAGAGATGCCGAATGGCTCGAATGAGCCAGATATACAATTCGATGAACTCGGCATCCGACGGATCCGGCAAATCAATCAAGATCACGTCAAACACTGTACTACAATTCTCCACAAAGTCTCTTGCATCTGTCGAAATATAATACAGATTCTCGCGCTCAAACACTCGTTGATTGAGATCGGAAAACACCGAGTCTTTGGCTGCGAACTGTACAAAATCCGAATCATAATCCACAACCGTAACCGAGTCTATATTTGGCCACTTGAAGACCTCACGAGCGGCACAACCATCTCCACCCCCAAGAATGAGAACTCGAAGTCGTTTCGTAAGTGACTCGGTCACATCCGCCATGACAGGATGAACAAGCATTTCGTGATACCTGTGCTCATCCATCGAAGACAGTTGAACTTCATTGTCCATAAACAGAACGATTCCGTGATTTTTTGTGGACGCAATCCGAATCTGAGATTTGGGTGTCTGAAATATCACCGGTGGAGCAATCTCTTCGAATTGAAGTGTCTGGCCGTACTGAGGTTTCTCCATTAGATGTACTCACTCGGCATCCAGGTAAATGCAAAAAACAATCCGACACAACATTCGAAAGAATAAGAGGTCTAACGACGACCGAGGATATCTTGAGTAGATCCGGTTGTGGCCCGTCCTCCGTACCCCCAGCCCATA